TCTCAGATTCAAAGTTCTTAGTGCCGTTATCAAAGAACTTAAATACTGCAACCCCGGCCGTATAACTTAATATAGTCTTCTGAGTGTTCACTGTTAATAATACTTCACCTGTTTGTGTACTAATAGCACGAATGCTTATAGTCACAACATCTTCCTGATATTGTGTATCAGGACCAATCCCGAGATATCGAACTCCAATACCACCAGTTCGAACATTGGTGTCATAAGAAACTATGCCACCTTCAATCATCATGCCTGCGTAGAGTATAGGACCAAGACCTTTCTTGTCATTTGCCTCTTCTCTTGCAGATCGAATTAGTTGTCTTTCTTTAAGTAGGTTATCAAGACCTACACGTTCTACGATCCTAAACCACTTACCATCACCAGCTTCTTGTAGTGACTTAATCAATACTGTCTCACCACCTTGAGTAACCGCAGTTGAGAACTTTGCTATGGTGCCTGAATCTTTTCTTTGTCCTGTCTTATCACCAAACCCATACAAAGCAACTACAACCTTACCGTTTGCTGGTGGAGGTATATGTCTTTTCACTGGTGTTGATGGTACTAACTCAGCGTCCTTCTTAATAGCAAGAGGACCGCATCCAGCCAACATAACACATAGCAAAGCTAATAATAACTTTTTCATTAGAATTTAAGTGTTCCAATTGGTATATCTACTTGAGTAATTGTGCCATCAGCAGCAGTTACTGTCAATGATATAGTGTCTGCGGTCTTAACATAGACTATAGTATTACCTTCAATGGTGACAGTACCACTATTCTGAGGATTTTCCCCAAATAAGTTGTTAATTAATTGTGTAGATAGTTGAGCATAGACCCTGCTCTCAAAGTTGTTTAAGAACTTTTGTAAGTTCGTGTTCTTTGCTGCGGCTGCCGCATCTTTTGCTGCTTGAAGTTTAGCATCCTCGAGGGCTTTCTTACGAGTTTGCTCAGTGTTCTCGATCGTTTGAACGTGAGAACTATATCCTATCCCGTTGAAGGATGGAGACTTAAACTGAAACGTGAGCTCTGCATGAGCACTACTCGTTATCAGTAAAAATATTAGGCTTCTTATGAACTTCATCTTGTTCCTTCTCTCTTAAAGATAAAATGACGTTCACTTTTTGATTGAGTCTAATCAAGTCGTTGTCCAACATACGGACGCGGTCTATCAGTTCAATCAATACCTTATTTGATTCACTTAAAACTGGTTCAATCTCTTCTGTTACCCACTTCCATACGAAGTAGATAAAATATCCCATACCACCTGCTGCAACTATTGGGAACCCGTACTTGTTTATAGCTTGTACTAAATCATCCATTAATCTCTCCGTGCATCGGACTGCTCTGCTCGGGCAATTCTATCTAGATCTGGAGGTATACCTAATGCGTGTGACACTTTTGTATCAATGCGGATGACATCATGGTTCATAGCTGTCACTCTTCTGTCAAGGGCCATGATGATACCACTCATGCCTTTGACGCCTGATGTGACGCCATTTAAAATAAATTTAAGGGTTAGGAAGACAAAATACCCGCCTGCGCAGGCCATGACGATTGGAAATCCTACCTCTCCGACTAACTTTAAGAAATCCATATAACTATTTATATGGAATTACTCTCCGTATTTGTTTTTTAGGCGGTCGAGGGAGTTTAAAGGTTTGTTGAGCTCATCGACTTCTTGCTCGATGGTCTTGGAGGGACTGACATACTCGTCAGGTTTGATAACATCCTCTTCCCAGTCTGCTGCTTCTGGTAGAGGTGTTGGTTCTGGTTCAAGCCACGTACGTTTCTTAGGCTTACGCTGTCTTAAGATCTTATGAGGAAATGGCTTTGTTATTGGATCAGGATTAATTGGATAATCCTTCCATTTTTGTAAATCATCTTCTACTTCAGGTTGTCTTTTTTTTAGAGACCAGTTAACAGCCACAAGCATGAGTACAGCTAATGGATCGAACACTAATACTATCATGATGATGACCCAGCGAACAGCCTTTTCAAGCATGTTCTGATCTAATGTATCACCATAGATTAAAGCTGCTATGTACTTGATAGGACCAACCTCAGCCTCGATCTTACGAGCTTGAGATGCTATAGGTGCACGTTCTGCCTGCAACTTAACAATAGTAGACTGAGCAGTTGATATCTCGTTCTGTAACTTCTTACGTTCTGATCCTTGAGCTCTTCTAATCTGAATAGCTTTATCTGCTCCAGCCTCATCAGTAGATCTATTAAGCTTCTGATCGATCTGAGCATCCATCTGAGTCAATGCTTTACGAGCAGCATCTATGTTATCTCTCTGTGTCTTGATCTTCTCATCAAATATAGTAACTTGAGCTGTTACATCACCAGCTGGAACTGCTTGGTCAAGGTGAGCTTTTGATAAGAACCCAAATATACCCATAGATGTAATCATCATGAGGATGACTACAGCACATGTGAAGTATATCTTAAATGTTTGTGGGATATCTAACCAATTTCTATATAACCATGAGGCTACGACTAACTTGGATACTTCAAGTATACCACCCATGATTACGATAGGTACAATAGCTGCAGCAAAGATTGCTGTCAAGCCTGCGATTGAATACCATGCTGCGATACAGCTAAGCGATATAGCTGCAATGAACATTATATTTGTCATTACTTTATCGTTCATTTCTTCTTTCTAGCTCGAGCTTCTGCAAGAAGAGCATCTTGAATTCTTATCTTATCATCTTGTTGTTTGATAGCTTTGTTTTGTTCATCAATTAGCCTAATAATTACTAAGTCTTCTTCATGTAGACTTTGATTCTTTTGATTAGTTTCATTAAGTAATACTTCCATAGAATGCAGCTTTGCATCATAATTACTTAATTGTGCATAACACATGAATGCGAATGTTGCTGATACTACTGCTATTAATGTTACAAATAAAAATGCAAATCTAATCTTCATATTTTATATGACTCCTATGTACCCGACAGTTTACTATACCATTGTACCACATATCAGGATGCTCAAGCACTTCATTCTGCATCTGGAACTTGGCCTCAAAGTATGAGGCCGTCCCCTTAGACAGACAAAACATTAGGATTTCCCGTTTGAACTTATCTTCTCCTAATGTCTTGACATCATCGATTACTTCTTTTGATGAGGACCAATACGTCCTCCAATCTGATTCTATTTTGCTGCGGATCTTCTTTTTCTTTTTGGTACCGTTTTTAAGCGTAACTGTTCTTGTAGCAGTCTTAGAAAATTTAGAGAGTTTTTTACCAATATACTTTTTATTGGTAACGCAGTTAGTAATGATATATACAAACCCAACATATTTATCGTCAATAGTCTCAACGGGCACATTGTTGTAGGTCCATGTCATTCGTCTTCATCTTCTTCAAAGATATCTGCTCCACATACTGGACAATAGACGATATCTTCCACTGTAACATCGTTAGTCTTAACGGTTACCTTACCGGTCGATTCACAGTTGTCACAATGAAAATATTTTATTGCCATTATTGGGCTCCTCCCCATACATCTTCCCAAGAACCTTTAAGTGCACCCTTTGCATAATCGGTTACACGGTTCTCGAAGAAGTTACCATGTACAGGAGCATTAATCATCTCTTCTACCCATGGAAGTGGGTTCTTCTTAACTTTAAATATACCTTTTAAACCTAGTGAGATGAGTCGTCTATCAGCGATGTAACGAATATACTGTTTAACATCTTCTGGTTCTAACTCTCTCATGTTAGCACCTTGATAACATAAGTCAATAAACTTATCTTCAAGTTGTACCATCTTTTCTGCTATAGTATATATGCGTCCCTTCAAGTCATCATTCCAGATCTCGTTATTCTCTTTGATAAACGTCTTGAATAACTTAATCATGTTCTCAGCATGCATGGTTTCATCTACGATTGACCATGTAACGATCTGACCCATACCCTTCATAAGACCATGACGAGGAAAGTTAAGAAGCATAATGAAAGAACTAAAAAGCTGCATACCCTCTGTGAAAGCAGAGAATACTGCGATGTGTGTTGCAGTTGAAGCAAGGTCACCGTTTTTCGAACTGAGTTCCGTAACATAGTCGTGTTTGTCCTTCATTTCTTGGTATTCAGCAAATTCGCTGTATGTCGATTCAGGCATACCTAATGTCTCAATAAGATGTGAGTATGCTGCGATGTGTAGGGCTTCGCGCGCTGCAAAGCCCATCAACATCATTCGTACTTCTGGTTGAGGGAAGTACGGTAGGTAGTTCTTAACATACCCGCCTGCCACATCGATATCGCCCTGTGTAAAGAACCTAAAGATGTTTGTAAGGAATAACTTCTCTTCTTTAGTTAGTTTCTTTTTCCAATCTTTAACATCTTCCGCCATCGGTACT